CTAAGGACATACCAATAATCTTGGAGTGACCATCTGTATGTCTAGAATAATCTAATGTTCCTGCATTTGCAGTACCAAAAAAATCCTCGACATAGTATGTATTCATATTAACGTCATCATCATCGTCAGTTGTGGTATCCAAGATCATATAACCTTCATCGCCAGAATACCCTGACATATAACGATGATTACCACAATAATAATATATTTTCTGTGTCTCATCAGCATTCATTATGAATATTGGTTTTAATGAATTTTCATAATCTGCAGCATGAGCTGGAGGAGAAGAAACACTAAAACTATTACCTTGTCCTGTATGATAATGACACCAATAATATAATGTCGCAGGTGCACTGGTAGGTACAGTCCATGTAACTGTACGACTTGTAGCAGCATTAAATCCGCTAACATATGCTGCCATAGTAACGACAGAACCATCTAACTTATAAGTAACACCATTCATATAATGACCATGACCACCATGATCTCCACCTGATCCAACACTAAACATTAATGGATGATTTGCACCACCATATACTTCATTACTATTTTCTGACTGATCAAAGATATAAGTCGAACCTCTAACTAAAGCAAAGTTAGCAGGTTTTTCAACACCATTGAAATAATATACACCTGTAGATTGTCCATTAACACTGTCTACACCTACTGTAACTGCAACGTTAACTGTAGATATACTAGCAGTAGAACCTGTACTATTGTAATATAATGATCCGCCATTTAATGTACCATCAGCAGTCGTAGAGAACTGCATAGGATGTGAACTATTTGAACTATCAGATTGATCCCATATTATGAGGTAGTTTTTCTTAACTTTGATATCTTCTGGAGCAAGGTAGTACTGACCTGGCGTAAAGTTACCAAACTCTGATGCATCAGCACCAAACTCGATATAAAACAAACCATTAGGGAAAGTGATAGGATCACTTGCCACTCGAAACTTAAATCCATTTGAACCTAAACATAAATCAGCAGACTGGAAAGGACCTCCAGTTACTTGCCTTAGATATATTCTAGTTATAACATTTAAATTATTTCTGACAATCTTTGCAATAGTTCCACGTCCAGTTCCTGCCACTTCATCTACTATTCTACCAACCTCTACATTACCTAGAGTTTCATCTACAGAATCAACTAGTAACATTACATTATCAAGTTCTGTCTTGATAGTCCATGTAAACTGTTCTTGAAGTCCCCATTCAAATACACCATTTGCAAGTTTAAACTCTTCTAAAGTTTTACTTGTGTGATAATAATATACTTGGTTATCTAATATTGCATCATATAGATTTGTAGTTTTTACATAATCATATTTTACAATATCAATAGGTAAGTTTGTTGGTGCACCACCTGCTGTACCCCAGTCTGGTGTATGTAATAGACCACCATTTGCTAATATACCTACTACTTTATTTGGTTGAAGTTCTCTAGTTCCTGGATTTGGAACATCTTTACCACCACGAAATACAAATGTTTGATTAAAAGATCTATCAAGAACTGTAGTGGATCCTCCTGGTTGATATTCAGTTGGATATATTTGAGATGGTTTAGGGTGATTATCAGTTGTGATAGTCAATCTATCAGTTTTTGTTGTACCATCTAATGCAAAAGTTCCTGATGTTGGTGAGTTAGGATGACTTTGCCATATTCTATTAAAATCAAATGAGTTAACTACGTTTGGTGTTTCTTGCTCAGGAATGATCTGTAAACGTAATGGATCATATCCTCTTCCTCTGTTTAAAACTCTTACATGAATGATCTGACCAGAACCAGAATCAATGATTGGATATAATAATGCTTCTACATCAGGTGTACCACATCCAGTCACAGTAAGTCTAGGTGGATCAGATTGGTTATAACCTGATCCTCCATTTAATACTTTTACAGCACGAACACCAAATATCTCATCAAAGATTGGTTCAATGACTGCACCTGATCCTGGAACGTCTCTTGCCATTTATTATGATACTACGTTGATAGTTCCTTGCATCGCAGCATGGAGTGTACACTGATAATAAAGAGTTGATGGAGCATCAAATGGCACAGTCCAATATAGGATTGAGCTTATACTACCAGTTTGTCCTGTAGTATATGGTGTGCCAGATAAACCCTGTGTTGATTGAATCCTAAATGGGTGTCCACCTCCTTCAACACTATTGTCAAATGCATAAGTAAATCCTCTATGCACATATAATGTTGGGTCACGGTTTTCTCCCGCAGGAAGTCCAGGTCCGTTGATTAAGAAGTCATTACTAGCGTTTTCTACAGGTGCACCTATCTCATACCATATGATAGGTCCAGTTGTAGGAGTAGGAATCCACTCAGATCCTGACCAATATATTCCATCACCTTGTGTTAAACCTGCTGTATTTGTATCAGTCAGAGCAGCAAATGTTGTAGTTAAAGTTCCAGAGAAGTTGACTGTTACAGTGTCTCCCGAAACTGCAGTAGTAATATTAGTACCACCTGCAATAGTCAGCGTATCTGTTTGACTGTTAGCAGTTGTAGATCCTGTGTCACCTGCAACAGATTGGAATACGTTAATACTACCAATACCTGCAGCATCATCAGCAGGTAACCATTTACTACTAGATGAGTTCCATTTTAAAACTTGATCATTATTAGGAGGAGTTGTAGTTGTATCAACATCAGATAGCATGTTAACACTTGATCTTTCAGTCAATAATTTTACTTGAGTATTACCTACACCACCTGCAGTAATATTCATATTTACATATGGATTATCATCACCACTGACTGTAAAGAAATATCCTCTATAAGTTCCAACTGCAGGAGCTCCTGCTAGTGTAGCATATTCATTATCATATGATATTGATGTAGGAAATATAATAGTTCCACTCTCTGCAGCATTTGGTGCTGCCTTTGTACCTTTGAATATTGATGTTACTCCACCTGCTGATAATGTTAAATCTCCTGATCCATTTGTTGCGACTGCTATATCACCATTACTTGACGAAACAATAGAGTTTCCATTCACATCTAACGCTGCAGTCAGGTTAGTGTAATCTGATGGTAGGAATGTGCTACCGTTATATCTTAATACTTGTCCCACAGCAGGGTTACTGGCACTAACAGTTAGTGTCGAACCATTACCTAAGGCAGTATATATTTCGTTAAAGTTGTCATTGACCTTATCGCCTCCGACTCTCAGGGTGTCACCTGTGTTGTCATTAGCGGATGAGCCAAGACCTATCGTTTGTTTAGCCATTGCTCGCTACAATTTTAGTTATTTATGGGGTTTCGGGGTCTACCAACTCTTCCCCGTAAGTTGATATGTCTGGAGCAGTCCAGTCGTCAGGTACGGTAGTCTCAACATTGATGCCTGGATTTGAATATCCAGAACCAGTTGCACTCAGTTCAACACCTGCAACACCAACTAGTGCACGGATGTTTCCATCGAAACCAGATATGGAATCGATTCTAACAGTTGGTCTAGTTGAGTATCCAGAACCTCCGTTAGTTACTTGAACCTTGTCAATGAATCCTGATGTCAATACAGCAGTTGCAGTTGCGTTTTGACCGAATACAGATCCAAGATAATCAAATGTGATTAGAGAGTTTGATGATTCAATAACAGCAACTTCTCTATCTGATGTTTCACCTTGTATATCAATAAAGTCACCTGGTTCGATTGGTGGTACAACTTCAGCAGCGTCAACGTCTGCTTCAGAACCAACATATGAGAAGGCAACGAATGTTGATCCAAATCTAGGAACTTCAGAGAAGATGATTCTAGAACCAACAATCTCAAAACCAACTCCAGGTTCTTGGATAACACCATTGAGTGAACAAATAATATTGTTCTCAGGTCTTATCACACTAGACTGTACACCTTCAGTCAGTGTCAATGAGTAGAATACATCGTTACGTTTCAAGTTGAATGACTGTCTCAATGAGTCAAACTCGAATGAGATGTCATCTAACTGTCTTAGTTTACCAATGTAGAATCCAGTGAATGATGCACCTAGATCTGGTGGTTCAGTAAACTGAATCTGGTTGGAGAACGCTGTGTATGCGTTTGTAGCACCTGGAGGTTGCAATATACCATTAATGAATATTAAGAGGTGTCCTGCGGGATCTGGGAGGTATGTAGTACCATTTGTGATAGTAAGATTAAATGTTGTTTGAGTACCATCAAATCCTTTGAATGATCTCTTGACTCTTGCCTTAAGATCAACCTGTGAGAAGATAACAGCACCGTATGAATCAGGTCCTCTGATAGCATCTCTAACACCAAATGTTCCTGTGACATCACTTAAGTATAGACGCTTGTTAACACCATCAACACGAACGTCTTGTACAAGTGCAGCTCCACCACCTGCAGTTGTAACGATAGTTGCAATAGAAGCATATCCAACGGGGAATGTTGCTGCTAACCCGTAGTCTCCAATCTGATCACCAATAGAGAATGTTCCTTGATATTCAATCATGTAAACATAGTTGTTAGCAATATCAACATCAGTAATGATACCGTATGTGGCAGAATCCTGTACACCAGATACGACCTTATAAAGTCTGTTACCAACTGAGAAGTTGTTAAGATTACTGATAATATTAATACCAAATCTCTTATAACCTCTTGATGCGATTCTATCACCAACACCAATATCTAAACCTGCATACTTGCTGACTACAATGTATTGTCTAGAAGATTCTGGATATACAACTGCAGTTGTTTCAAATGTTCCTAATAATGATTCAGTATCAACAGTCAACTTACCACCTGTGTTATCTGTAACTGCTGCTTGTGTCTTCAAGAATGAAGTTGGTTGAGCAATAGCACCAGATGTATAACCCTTGAATGGAATGTCAGCAACAAAGTCACCCTTCAGATTAATGATATGAAGACGAGTTTCAATAGCACTGATTTGAGCAGTTGTAGAGTTAGTTGCACCAACAACGTTGTCTGATACTGCCCAAGGACCTGCTGTTATTTGTACATCAAGATACTTGAAGTTTGCATCTGAGAAGAATCCGTATACTGTACCTGTGATAGATGGTGCACCTTGTTTTGCAACAACTTCATTCATTGTATATGGACCATCTGTTATATCACCATCTATTCTAAATCTTGAATATGTTTGTACAACCAAACCTTCGTTGGTTGTTATATCTTCTATTTCAGCGTATGTGTTACTTAATGTTCCATATATGAAGTCAGCATCAGCAACACCACCTCTTAACGCAACTGGTATAGTTCTTCCAGTAGTGTAAACCTTAGTTGGAAGTTCAATACCATTGTATGTTGTCAACTGAATATAAGAAGTATCATTCTTAAGTTGATTTCTAATGATTCCTATAAGATATCTAATCGCAGCAGATATAGAATCCTTACTATAATCTGCAGCAGCAGTGCTATCATAGAATGAATAGAATCCTGAGTTTGGAGCAGGAGATGTAAGAGTTCCATCAAGAGATGCAATCATATATGTTTCTAGAAGATCTAGAATAAAGTTCTTAGTGTTGTATGATGTATCTGCATAGAATAATCTACCACTTTGTGCTTGATATGGATCAAGAGCATTCTTAGTAAGTTTAGCACCCCATACAATAATACCAGTTGAACCATCACCTGACCAAACACTACTTCCAGTTCCACTCTTGATAATAATTTTATTTCGTAGAGTAGTAAAACCAAAGGAGAATGTTGCAGTAATATAACATCTAAACCAATCATTACCAAGTGGGAATACACCGAATGCATCAGCAGTTATACCACCTTGAGGTGTAAAGATTGTACTTGTAGTACCATCTGTAAGATTAAGATCAAAGAATACATTTTGCTCACCTGCACCACCTGGATCAAGTTGCATTTGGAATCTGATTCCTTGTGATCCAGATGCTTTAACAAATGCTGAGAATGTAAATGTCTGTGTCTCTTGAGCTCCAACAGCACCAGTATCAAATGTTTCGTTTGTAGTATCGAATGTAGTTGTACCAGAGTCAAATGTTTCAAATGCAGTTAGGTTGAAGTCTCTGTTTATTTCATGTTGATTATTAACACCATTATTAGGAGTTACATCCTCTGCAGTTTGTGAATCATCAGGAGCAAGAGTTGCAACGTTATCAGTAATCGTTACACCAGTTGTAGGTGTCCAGTTAACTGCATATGCTTCTGGATTTGTCCAAAGGTTTGTACCTGCAGTTTGACCTGCAACTGTAGATATTATTGTTCTGGCAGTAGCAAGAGTTCTTGTATTTGCTACCTGAGTATACCAAGTATATGCAGAACCAACTCCACCACTAGAAATAGTAGCAGTTGCACCAGATGTCTTACCTGTCAATGTATTACCTGCAACCCATGCAGTTCCTGTAAACGGACCTACAACGAAGAAGTTAGTATCAGGATTAAACTCTAATACAGATGCATATCCTCCAACATTAGATCTAACAACTTCTCCAACTTGGAAATCAGTTGCACTTACACTTTGAATAGTGATTTGATATGCAGTCGTATTTGTTCTAATATTTGTTGTTTGTAAATCATGAATAATATCATTTAATGTTGTATTAACAAAATCATCATAAGTCCATGATCCAGAACCAAACTGAGCAACAGTTTGTGTTTGTATTTCTTGTAAGTAGTAGTTGTTATTGTAAAGAAGATTCTTACTTGCACTTCTACCAGTTATTCTAGCAGGAGAAAGTATATTTACAGCAAACTCTATTAATGCTTTCCATCTATTCTTAACTGAAATAGCATCAGTATATGTTAATGAATCACGAACTGCAGCTCTCTGTGTATGTAATGCACTGTATGCACCTGCTGTACCACCTGTGTCTTCACCAGTTGCATATAATAAGTTGTCTATTGCTTTTAGACCAATGGTTTCTAGTTGAGTTATACCATAAACTGTTGCTAATAATAACTGTTCAGTTCCATTAACTGTTAAGTTGTATTGTAGAGCAGAGGTTAAGAACTTCTCGATTTCTAGAATAATACTATCATTACCACCAGTTTGTAGATCTGATATTCCACCAATGATTACATCTTCAAGATTTTGTTGGAACGCTGCAACACCTAAAGCACCACCTGGGAACTGGAATGCTTGGAACTGTACATTGTTCAACAGATATGTAAACTCTGTAGTCATTAGACCAGTTATTTCTTCCCTAATATACTCTCTGTTAAAGTATAATCTATCTGCAGCAGTATTAAAGTCAGAACTTGTAGGAGCAATAATATCATTGAGTAATGTAATAAGAGTATCGATTGCAGTCTTGACGTTTGCACATCCACCACTATCATTTGTTATACCCCAATCACCAACAATAATACCATCAGTATTATCATAAGTTAGATCTCCTGTAACTGCTTGTTTAGCATAGAATCCTAATCTCTCATGTGCATAAGCAGACTGATGAACCTGTAAACGAATATAACGTAACTCACTATTATTACCGATATAGAAACCTACTGCAGTAAGTATCCCATCATTACCACCGTCTTCAACATCTTGTGCTAATCCATCTAATATTAATCCTAAGTCAGTCTTACAACGTAGTGTACCATCTGTAGATGTACCATTAGCATTTCTAGGCATATCCAATGCAAGAGCTGGATATCTTTGTAGCATATCATATGCTGCCTTATCAACAATAACTTTTCTATTTGCACGAATCAAGTTAGCAGCATCACGGAATCTACCACGAGCATCTTCATCTATTTGATTTGTGTATATCTGATCAGTTGCACCATTATGATAATCAACAGTAAATGGAACTTCAGAGAATGCATTTATTGTTGCACCAACAAACTCATATGCAGGTGTAGATTTAGTTACCGTTGCAAGATGATCTACAGCAGGTGATTGTGATGCAAATGTCAATGTATCAGTAATGATATCAAATAGGTTTGCTACTGTTGATTGTACATCTTGACAATCTTGTGTTGAGTATTCAGATTTTGTTATACCATTAGTTACCGCACTAGAGAATGTGTGAGAGTACTGGTCATCAGCAGAAGACTTGCCGACGTTGATCGTGAACGTGTCATTCGTATGGGCAGAGATTTTAAGAACTTGCTTAGACGCAGGGTCAGATTTTCTTGGATATGCTGTAATCTTTTGATTACCATCCTTGGAACAAGTGAATGAGACAGCACCATCCGCAAGGAATACAGAATCACCAGAGACAGTGATGCCATTAGTAGTAGCAGAAACGAATGCATGAGTATAGTTACCTCCTGTTATTACGGTGTTAGATAGAGCACTAGAGAATGTATGTGCACTTGTATTAGAATCGGTTCCAATATTGACAGTTATAGTATTATCTCTCTTGATAATACCGTTTGCTGCAGCAGATACGAATGTATGAGTGTATTGATCAGCAGCAGAAGAAGGACCAACATTAACTGTAAATGTGTTGTCTGTCTTTGCTGTAATTCTTAACCATCTGCCAGAGAAAGGATCTGTTGAACGAGGATATGTTTTAGTCTCATGATTACCATCTTTAGTACAAGTAAATGATAGTGAGTTATCAGCAATCCTGATCTTATCTCCTACAACAAATCCATGAGCATTTTGAGTGATGACTAAAACACCATCGGAAGTGCTATAGGTTGCACCTGTAGCAGTTGATGTTACACCATTTTGTGTGATGTTAACATATTTGTCTGTTGCAGGAAGAGTTCCATTTCCACCAGTTCCTCTAGCAAATGTTAGAGAGTTTGCGGTAACCTTAACATAAGTCCCTATTCCTAAGTTGTTATCTGGTAGTGTTAATACAGCAACACCAGTGGAAGGATCGTAAGTTGCACCTGTTGGTTGATAGTTTACTATTGGTGACTTACCAACATCAAGAGTAAAGTTATTAGCATCAACTCTTGTAACTTCTTGCCAACCTTGAGCAGCAGGATCTTTTGCTCTTGGATAGGTATGGTTTGTAGCATTGCTGTCCATTGAACATGTAAATGTCAATGAGTTATCAGCAAGTTGAATCTTATCACCAGTTGCAAGATTATGACTGTTAGAGGTAATATTTAAAATACCAGTAGCAGCATTATAAGTTGCATTAGATGCAGTAAGATTTGTATCACTTGTCAATCCATGTCCGTTGCTAGTAATAACCATGTCACCAGTGGCAGGATTATAAGTTGCAGTTGATGGAGTAAACTGAGTTACAGATTGTGTAAGATAGTTTGATTCAGTAATAGAAGTATCAAACTTCTGAGTCAATCCATGATCACCTAATGTAGACCATGGTTCATTATTAATAACAAATCTTACTAACTTCTCTACTATATCATATGTGTATAGTGATTCTTTCAAGTCATCTGAAACATGTAACAATGTGATAGGATTAGTAGTTCTATTGACATATAATGCAGAAGCATCCCATGTATGACTGTTAGATCCATTTCTAAGATCTTCAACCATTGCTTTAAGAATATCTCTTACATCATCTTCACAGTTAACTGCTCCACCAATAACAGTAAAGAATGGATAACGTTCCTTCATGATATACACTGCCTCTCTAGCAATGTAATCGTAGTTTAATATTATATTATCTGCAGCATTGATATATCTGTGTGTCTTCTGATCAAATCCTCTACTTGCAACACCTACATTAACTGTGATTGTATCTCCTGTAACTGCAGTGATAGCAAGAGTTTTACCATAAGAAGGATCTGTTACTCTTGGATAGGTATGGTTTGTTGCGTTGTTATCTTTTGTACATGTGAATGTTAAAGAGTTCGCTGCAATAGTAACAGTATCAGATGTTGTATGACTATGAGATCCGATTGTAAGTTCTAATAGACCATTTGTTGCATCGTAATCAGCAGCAGTTGGTGTGTAGTTATTTGAACCAGATACAGTGATTGCATTAGTTGATGCACTAACAAATGTATGTACACCACCGATTAATCTAGCAGTTGCTCTGATAGCATCGTTATTGACATATTCATCAATAGTGAAATCAGGAGCTCCAGACCAATCTTCTAAGAATACTTGTTTATCAGCACCATCAAAATGCCATAATAGTTTTGTATTAGCATCACCTTGGAACATTCCATTCTGAGGAGTGAATGGTATTGTTGAGTAACGAGAAGTTGAACTCAATCTTAGTTCATCAATATGTCCGAAGAATGCATTTGCTCCTGCATAATCTGCACCAACTCTCAATGGTTTAGCAGCATAGTTTTGACTATCTGTACCAGTTCCTCTTTCAACACCATTTAAGAGTATCTTAACAGTAGTAGATGACTTCTGTACAACAACATGTGTCCAAGTATCTGTAGCAAGAACAGTAGCACCAGATGTTACTAGATCAGAGTTATTGACATTGTAACGAACTTGACCATTATTTGTGTATAAACGACCTGCTACATCATTTGCTGTTGTTCTAAAGTCAAGTAAAGTTGTAACACCAGATATAGATGCTGCAGCTGGTTTAACATAAAGTTCAATAGTAAATGCAGCAGTTCCCCATGCAAAATCACTAGATGAATCTACATTCAAGTAATCTAATGTAACTTGTGCAACACCAACACTAACAGTAATCGTATCTGAAGTTACTGCACTGATTGATAATGCTTGTCCAGATGCAGGGTCAGTAGATCTTGGATATGGGTGGTTTGTTGTATTACTATCAGCAGTACATGTAAATGTTATTCCACCATCAGCGATAGTAACAGTATTACTTGTTGTTAAACTGTGAGTTCCGATATTGATGACTAATGTTCCTGCCTCAGGATCGTATGATGTACCTGCTTGTGCAGTATGAGCAGATGTGGCACCGTTACCTGCTTGGATTGCGTTAGCAACACCACTTACAAATGTATGAGTATGATTTGCTCTACCTAATAATAGTGATCCTTGACCAAACTGCTTAGTTGATGTATCAATCTGTGCCTCACCATACCAAGTAGGAATATTGAAATCTAATCCCCCACGTTGTGATCTACCAATCTTACCTAAGTAGATTGTTTGTCTTGCTTGGTTATATCCAATAACTTCTGCTTTACTATCTCTAGATCTTATAACTTGACCTGTTTGGAATATTCCACTACCAACAACATCAGTGATTGTTAGTTTTCTAACCTTAGCAGGTTCTGTAGCAGTAAAGTCACCATTATTATTACCATATTCAATCTTATAGTTACGGATATATTCATTATCTTGGAATGTTCCAGTTAAGTTATCATAAGGAATAACATAGTTATTGATTTGTTCATTAGCAGGGAAACTACTATCAAATGCAGTATTATTATCTGTGAAGTTTACAATACCAATCTGAGATGTTGCAATATCATCAAGAACAACGTTTGGATAAGTTTGTGATGTGATTCTGTTGAATAGTAATCCAAAGAATCTTGATCCTTCAGATATATTAACTTGACCAATAAACTCTTGAGTTGCAGGATCTTGATATGTAGATGTTTGTGTTACTAAAGCAACTACACCAGACTGTGCACCAACAATATAATCATTTAACTGAATATCAAATAATCCTGGTGTTGATTGATATGTACCTGCAGTCTTACTTAATGTTAGTGTATTTGTAACTATAATATCGGTACTGTATACAGGATTGTATTCTTGATGTGATACTGCTGCTGTACCATTTTGAGCTCTAGTTACACCTAAAACTGTTGAGTTATTATTTTGTGTAACAGTGTTTACTAGGAATATTTCTGATTCTACTTGATAGTTTTTACCTGCAACAAATGTACCTGCAGTAACTGCCTCATCAGCACCTGTATTATCAGTTCTGTACTTAACCATCTCAATAGATGTAGTTGAAGCACCAATAGTATAACGTAACTGTGCAAGAGGTGTTGAAGCACCATCTAAGTTTATTTGTTCAACTTTAGCAGTATCATTTGTAAGGTTAGTTACATTCTCACCAAATACAAATAATCCAATATTAGGTATTGAATATTGACCAGATGTCTCATCATTTAATCCACCTGATTGTTGAGAAGCAATATTAGCAGCAAATCCAGTTGCACCTACAGTCGCTAGTTCACCTGCAATAAACAAGGTTCCTTGTGACATGAATCCAATAATATCATTACCAACTACACTTGTTACAGTCAATCTTGATTGAGAAGAAGTTCCAAGCAATACCATTCCTATAGTTGGGAATATACCACTAATATTATCAAACTTGATTCTTCTTGTTGAGACCTGTTGTATAGTGACGTTTACATACTTAATACTTGCAGGAGGTTGTGGTGGTTCTGCAAAGACGATTGAATCACCTTGTAACTCAAATGCAGTGCCAGGAGTTTGTACAACACCATTCAACACAATCATTAACTGGTTAGCATTAGCAACAACGTTGTTACCATCAACAGTTAGAGGGAATGATATTTTCTCACCATC